GCCTCCGGGGATGGATATAGTTCACTGAGGATGAACAATCAATGAGGAAGGAACTACGCCTCCGTCTCGCTTCTGCCGCCCTCATGTTAGCCGGTGCTGGGATGATCAGCTACGGATTTGCGTCGATGGGTGAACCGCAGGCCGTTTGGCTATGGCGCGATATGCTGGGTGTACTGTGACTCGCTTCGACGTCCAGACCCCTCGGCCGAAGCCGCGCATCAACCCGATCTCTGTCGACGCGCCCCATATCGTCGAATGGATCGAGGCGCGCGAGCCGCGCGCGATCGCTAACTGGCAGGATCTCGGCGCGCAGGAATATGGCCGCGCTTTCACGGCCGCCGGCACCATGGGCTATGACGTAATTCGAGACCTCTACGACGGCCTGATCTCTACATTGCGCGGTGGAGGCGGTGAAGATGACTACGCCGAGCGCATGCTGCCGGTTCTTCGGGACAAGGGGTGGTTGCCGCAGCTGGACGATGAGGCCCTCGGCCGGCGTGTCCGCCTGATCTACGACACGAACCTGCGCTTGAGCCAAGCGGTGGGGAAATGGAACGCGGCGCAGCGCACGAAGCAATATCTCCCGTATGCCCGCTATTCGGCGGTGATGGATCGGCGCACCCGGCCCAGCCACGCCGCCTTGCATGGCATCGTGCGGCCGATCGACGATTATTTCTGGTCTGAGGCCTGGCCGCCGTGCGGGTTCCAGTGCCGTTGCATCGTGACCCAGCTGACCCGCAGCCAAGTCGCCCGATATGGCGGCGTGACGACCGACGAGAAGGCGACCCGGGCGCTTGCGGCCGCGCACGCGCTGTCGAAGAATGCGGGCGATTTCTGGTCGTTCAATCCGGGTTTGAATGCCGCGACTATGGCCAATGAGCAGGTCGATCGCGTCAACGATCGGCGATTGCCCGGGTCCGATCCAGCGCCGAACCGGGTGGCCGCCGGCGTCGCGGCATGGGCGCAGATCTTCAGCCAGGTCGCGGATAAGCTGTTCAACCCCGGAGAATAACCGGAAGGCTTCCGGCTTTTAAGCATTGGGCGTTCGCGCAAACCGTGCCGCCCATGGCGACAGAAGTCGAAATCGAAGCATTCCGGGTGGGGCCGGCATCGCGTGGGATCACGGTCGAGGATCTCGACCAGGCCGTTGCCGCGTACAATGCCGAGACCGACCCCGCGCCATTGGTCGTCGGGCATCCGACCTCCGACAAGCCGGCGCACGGCATCATCGCCAAGGTCCGCCGCGACGGCGCTAAGCTGTTCACGACGCTCAAGGATATCTCCGAAGACGCCGTGAAGGGCGTTAAGGAAAACCGCTTCATCAATCGGTCGATCGCCTTCTGGCATCCCGAGCATCCATCGAACCCGACGCCAGGCAAGTGGAACATCCGCCACCTCGGCCTTCTCGGGGCATCGTCGCCCGGCATTCCCAGCATGTCGAAGCTCGCATTCAACGCAGACGAGACCGTCATCGAAAGCACGGCTGAGCCCGCGACCGCAGTCATTTTCACGGCCGAGAAGGTCGACGGAACCGAAACCACCACGATTACGGAGACGAACGTGCCCAATCCGAAAGATGGCGGCGAGACCGTCGCCAAGACCGAGTTCGACGCCCTCAAAGCAGAGCGCGATCAGTTCAAGGCAGCAGCCGATGCTGCCGCTGAGGCACGCGAGAACGATCGCAAGAAGGGCAACGCGGAATTCGTCGACAAGATGGTCTCGGAAGGGCGCTTGCTCCCCGGTCACAAGTCGCTGTTCGTCGAGCTTTTCAACCGCCTGCCGGTCGAGGAAGTCCAGTTCGACGCCGACACCAAGGGCACGCTCGACGCAGAGCTCCGTAAGGTCCTCGCGGCCGCATCGCCCCAGATCGTGTTCGAGGCCATTTCGCCGAACGGCGATGCCAAGGACCGCGGGACAATGAACGCCGAGCAGATCCGCGCCGTCGCGCACCAGATGGTGAAGGACGGCAAGGCCGTGAACTTTGAGGCGGCGGTCGCCATCATCGATCAGCAGCAGGGAAAATAACCGATGGGCATTTCAACCAACGGCCTCACGAAGCCCTATACCGCCGGCGCCACGATCGCAGCGCGCCGCATCGTGAAATTTGGCGCGGCTGACGGAGCAGTCATTCAGGCTGCAGCCGCAACCGACAAGCTGATCGGCATTTCGAGCGACCTCGGCACCGCCACCGGCGAGCGCCAGGACGTCTTCATGATTGGCAACGTCGCTGAGGTCGATGCCGGCGGCACGATCACTCGTGGTGATTCGGTAACATCGGACGCCAGCGGCAAAGCCGTCACCGCCACCACCGGTCAGGTCGCCGTCGGCAAGGCCGAGGTCTCCGCTGTTTCGGGTGATGTCATGACCGTCATCGTCAGCCCGCACACGGCCGCTTAAGAAGGAACGACGTAGATGCCACAGGCACCTTTCACGATTAACCAGCGACTGACCGCGATCGCGATCGATTACAGCGGCATCAACCGCGCAAATCGGAAGTTCATCGCTGACCAGGTGCTGCCGCGGACCCGCGTCGACTCGCCGGACTTCAAATATGCCTCCTACCCGATCGAGGAAGCCTTTACGGTCCTCGACACCCAGGCCGGCCGGCGTTCGAAGCTGAACGAGTTCCTGCTCACCGCGAACGAGGCAACCGCGAGCGTCGAGGACTTCGGCCTCGAGGCGCCGATCCCGTTCCGCGACGAGAAGTCGTCGCAGTCGGGTGTCATGCCCTTCGACTGGCGTGCGCGTTACACCCGCACCCTCGTCGATAAGGTCCAGTTGTCGCGTGAACTTCGCGTCGCCACGCTGGTGTTTTCGGCCGGCAATTATCAGAACGGCTACAAGGCCACCCTGTCGGGCACCGGCCAGTGGTCCGACGCGGCTTCGGATCCTGTCGCTGCCATTCTGGATGCCAAAGCGGGCATGCTCGTGCCCCCGAACGTGATGGTCGCCGGGGAACCCGTAATCCGCCAGCTGCGGCGCAACGCCAAGGTCTCCGTTGCCCTCGGGGGCAGCGCGACCAGCGGCAAATATGCATCGATCGAGGACTTGGCGTCGATCCTCGGCCTCGAGAAGATCATCGTCGGAAACACCATCCAGCAGACGTCCAAGAAGGGGCAGACGCTCACGACTGGCGCGATCTGGGGTAAGCATGCCGCGCTGCTCAATATCGCGAACACGAATTCGGCGGGCACCGTCGACGATCCGGAAAGCCCGAGCTTCGGGCTGACCTTCCAGTGGGGCGACCAGGTCGCGGGCGACTACAACGACCCGAAGATGGGCCTCTATGGCGGCACGCGCGTCAAGTACGGCGAGTCCATCAAGGAAGCGATCGTCGCGCCGTACGCCGGCTATCTGTTCACCAACGCGGTTGCCTGATCGGAGGCCCCATGAAGTACCTTTCAAACCTCAACAACCTCGACTTTGACGGCAAGCTCTACCAGCACGGGGAAGAGCTCGACGTGAACGACGAGAACCGGGGCGCAGCCGATATCCTGAACAAGCGCGGCGAGGCCACGGTCATCGAGGAAGGTGATCCCAAGGTCACCAGCAATGATGACAGCGGCGATTCCCCGGTGCCGGCGCAGTTCAATGCCGAGAGCTTCATCGACCGCGGCCTCGACGACATCACCGACGACGAGATTTCGGGTCTGACTGCCGACCAGCGCGCTGCGGTGCGCAAGGCCGAGGAAGATCGCGAAAAGCCACGCACAGGGCTTCTCTCGCGGCTGTAATTGCGAGCTTTGGGCGGATTGAAGGGCCGTCCGCCGTGTGCGGGCGGCCTTTTCTTTTGAGGTGATGGAATGAGGCCGAGACTGAGACGGTTGATAGCCGCTGGCGTGGGCGCAGGAATTTCGGTGATCGGTGCGCCGAGCATCCCCGACAGCGCACCGGGCGACTATCTCGCCGCCACCCTGAGTGCCTACGGCGCGACCCTCAGCGACAGCGACGGCGGGCGGTTCAAGCTAGTCGGCAACGAGATCAGGGCGACCGGAAGCCCCGCAATACTGCGCAGTGACGCGGGGTTCCGGACGGTCCAAGTTACCAAAAACGGCATCGTCAGCGTTATCAACATCACGGTCGACGCCCAGGTCTCCTATTCAGCTGCGGGGCTCGACGGCAGCTCCGGCTATTACGCGATTCCGAACAGCATCACGTTCGCCAACAATTGGGCCATCTTCCTCCCATTCACGTACACGGACGTCAGCTCAAACACCGGCGTCTCCTACCTATTCAGCGTCGGGGGCGGGCTGACCGCCAACAACGTCGTTCACATTGGTGTCAACCAGCCAGGAGCGGCCTCCAACCCGAGTAAGCCGTTCTGCCGCGTCAAGAACGGCGCGCTGACGCAGCAGGTCTTCGTCCAGACCTCGATGCCGACCCTCGTCGCCGACGGGCGACCCTATGCCCTTGGCGTGGTCTACAACGACAGCGGCACGCCGAAGACGCTGAAATTCTACCTCTACACCTTCGACACCGGCGTAGCGGTTGAAACCGAGATCGGCAGCATCAACACCGGCACAGCCATGACGACGGCTGGCTTTACCGCGACCGGCGGCGGCAAGATCGGGGCGCGCGCGAACGCTGCGGCCGACTTCTTGAAGGGCAACGTCCGCGGCGTCGAGATTATCAACTACGTTCCCAGCTCGACGACCCGCCTGCGGTTGGCGCGCGGGCGGCGCGCAACCGACCTGTCCGGAGCCGTGCTCGGGAGCTGGCAGCTAGACGGCAGCGCCGCGACCGTCACAGACGCCAGCGGTGCCGGAAATACCGCGACGAAGACCGGCGGCGTCACTGCCTCGACCATCGCCCTGCCGCAACTGATGCCCGAGTCCATGACGGATACGAGCGGCATATCCGGTTATCAGCGTGGTTTCCAGACCACTGACGACGGCACATTGACCGGGAATTCATCGGCGCTCGCACCGACCGGGCCGGTTTGGTACATGGGTGACGCGGTGGGAACCCCAGCGAACGCTGATTCCAAACTCTACTACCGTGTCCTCGACTACACCGGGGGGCTGGTCACCGACTGGACGGACTGGGGAGCGCACACCACCCACACCTTCGACAAGGTGGCGAACGGGATCGCCTTCGGGCGCTGGATATTCGAGATCGCCTACGGGCGCCAGCGTTACTCCAACGTGATCCTGATGGGCGACGTCACCTACAATTCCGGGCAGTCCAACGACGCGCGGAACATCAGCCACAATGCCCGTAACGTGGTCATCACCGGCCTCGGCACGACGATCGTGGACTACGCCAGCAACTTCGTCGATCCAAACACGATTGTGACGACGGACGGTCTCAATGCCCCGGCATCACCGCCCGATGGCGTCGCGACCAAGATCAACGGCATCTATGCCGCGACCGGGCGCCCGCAGATTTATATCAGTGCAGCGGTCGGTGGCACCGCCGCATCGCTGTGGATTCCCGGCGGGGCCAATTACATCAACATGCTCACCTGCATCACGCGTTGCACGCGCGGCTTGTTCAGCTTCATCGAACATGATCAGGGCGAGGCCGATGTCGGAGCGGGTGATCCGACCGATTATACTGAATTTCGCACTTGGAAAGAGAGCATGTGGGGCGGACTGAAGACATCGTTCCCGCTCTACCCCAAAGCGCACCCGTGGCTCCTTATGCGCCAGTTGGCATGCACGAACGGATCGGCCGTGCAGACCGCATGGAGCGATATCCAGTCGGTGCAGCTTGACCTTGCCGAAGATAACCCGACCGAAATCGTCTATTGCGGCAACAAGAAATATATCCGCGCCGACGATTGGGCGACGACGAACACCAGCCTCCATTACGAAGAATATCAGTCGATAATGGAGTTGACCAACCTCGCCCAACTCAAGGCGATGGGCGTCAACAGCGCTGGCGCGAGGGGACCGAAGGCCACCGGCTTCCAGCGCCTTAGCACGAACAACTTCAGGATCACCTTCACGCACGCGACCGGGGGAACGGCGCTGGCGACCTTCGGGGGCGGGGCGGTCCCGAACGGGTTCCACATCGCGCTGGCGAACACCTTCGCCAGCCCACTCACTATCAGCACCGCGTCGATCAGCGGGGCAAACACGGTCGACGTGACGACGACTGGCGACGACGGGGTAAGCATCGCCTATTTCCGCAACCTGTGGGGCATCAACCCGACGCGCACCAACATGATCCGCGACAACTATGCCTATGGCATGCACGCCGGCCGGTTCGCGCCGCCGACCAGCACCCAGCACTATCTGGCGACGGCTTGACGATGGCCGACCCACCCTTCTTCGTGCCCGATCCGGCAGCGATCATTGAGCTGGATGACGAGCACAGCTATTACAAGATCGGCGCGGCTGTCTTCCGGTCGTTCGCCGACG